TCCGCGCCACGTTTTCGAATGCGCCAAATCGTGGCGCGACATTCGGTAGTCACAGATCCAAAAAGCGAGTGTATGGTTATCAGGACAGCCCTAGATTGTCTCTAGAAAAGGAGGTGACTATGAGTGTTCCTATCCTGACCAAGATGCATATCAATGGTTACGACGTCCTAAGCGTAAACCACGGCCCCTGGAGGGTCTGCACGAATGCTGACCGGCTCGGCTCGTTCCGCACGCGTGAAGAGGCTTTTGCGTATGCAGCGGCGCTGCCTATGAGGGTGGTGCGAACCAAGCGGCATACAAGCGCGCGGTAGACGAAGTAACTCTCAAATTGGCCTCGGCAACCGCCGGGGCTTTTTTATGCAAGGGTGTTTTATGAGTAACGTCACTCGACTGCGGCACGCGCTTCCGTTGGGCCAGGATATCAACGTCGCTGTGAGCTATCTCGACAAGGCCATTGCAGATGCCGTGGATGCTGCCAAGGAAGCTGGGCTACCCCAAGGCCTGATCGTTGGATTGCTCCACGGTCACGCCCATGCACAAACCCATCAGATGGTGAGCGAATGACCGTCAAAGTTCTGGAGTTCAAGCGAGAGGACTGGCGCGATGCAGCCAAGACCCTGCGGAAGATCGCCGATGACCTCGACGCGGGCGAGCATCCCGAGTGCACGGTAGGCGCATTGACGCTGATCGGCGCGAAGGGAGAGGTAACGGTGTTCGGCCTCGGCCCCAAGTGCGATGACCTCCAATGTCTCGGTGCGATGCGCCTGGGTGAACAGAAGCTGATTGATGTGCTACTGGATAACGCGGAAGGGTAGGTATGCCGCAGGTGAGTGCGGCACAGGAGCATCACTTGGTATTCAGGGCTTCCTGAATCTGGTCTGCATACTTCGAAAGGTTGTCCAGCTCTTGGCTTAGATGCACGGACGCCGAGCTTAATACTCGGTTAGAAATCAACTCCAGCGCGGCACCAACAGCAATTGCCCTTTGGGAGTTGGGTTGGAGTTTTGCGTACGACAGATTCCCGATAACAGAAACCGCTTTGATTGCCTCAGACATAGTGCCCTCCTTGCTTTGATTTGATATTTACCAATACCGGCAACACGCCACTAATTCAAGCTCAAGGTGATCCATGGACAGGCCATACCCTCCATTGTCACTGCTTGAACTGTCCGACCTTTCAGACTTCGGCATCCGCCTGACCCCGGCACCCGAGGTTTGGGACTGGCTTCATGCCGAGATCCTTGCCGACACCGGCAGTATTCACAACGAAAACCATGCCCATTTGATCGATGCGGACATTAGAGTCATGTGGGCATCTGCCGCCTTTACGAAGAAGGGGCGCACGGTCGTCGGCCAAGCCGAGCAGGTAGCGTTCCGTGCTGGTGGTTGGCAGAAGGCTCGGATGGAACAGCAGATGCTGGATTGGTTCGGAGACGTGCCGGCCTACATCATCACCCTGGCTGCCGATTACTGCGCCCAGTGCAGCGACGCTGACTTCTGCGCACTGGTGGAGCATGAGCTGTATCACATCGCCCAGGCCACAGATCAGTACGGCGCACCCAAGTTTACCCAGGAAGGATTGCCCAAGCTGGAGATGCGCGGACACGACGTTGAAGAGTTTGTCGGTGTTGTCCGCCGCTACGGTGCAAGCCCTGACGTTCAAGCGTTGGTGGATGCTGCAAACAGTCCTGCTGAGGTGGGGAAATTGAACATTGCGAGGGCCTGCGGAACCTGTCTGCTCAAGTCGGCCTGATTTTGGACAGGTTTGGACGGATGAACGCCTATGGCAGCTCTAAGCAGTGAGGTGAAGACCTTTGTAGTACAGGCTCTCGCTTGCTTCGATACGCCTTCTCAGGTGGTTGAGGCGGTCCATAAAGAATTCAGTTTGAGCATCACCCGCCAGCAGGTCGAATCCCACGACCCGACGAAGGTTTCAGGCAAGAAGCTCGCGGACAGATGGAAGACCCTCTTCGAGCAGACCAGAAAACGTTTCCGCGAAGAAACTGAAGACATACCCATTGCCAACCGCGCCTTTCGCTTGCGCGCGATGAACCGCTTTGTGGAGAAGGCTGAGACGATGAAGAACATCGTCCTTGCCATGCAGATCCTTGAGCAGGCCGCGAAAGAAACCGGCGACATCTACGTCAACCGGGTGCGCAAGGAAGACGTGGGCGATGAACCGGTGATCCCGACCCGCATCCAGGTCGACGTGGTGGATGCGAGGAAGCCGAATGCCGAGCCTTAATGTTCCGCAGGCTCAGTTCCTCACGCTGCCCCACAAATTCCGTGCGTTCGTTGCCGGGTTCGGCTCAGGCAAGACCTGGGTGGGCTGCTCCGCACTGAGCAAGCACTTCATGGAGTGGCCCGGCGTTAACGCTGGCTACTTTGCACCGACTTACCCGCAGATCCGGGACATCTTCTATCCGACGATGGATGAGGTGGCCTACGACTGGGGGCTGAAGACCAAGATCAACCAGGCGAACCACGAAGTTCACATCTACAGCGGCCGGCAGTACCGCGGCACTGTGATTTGCAGGTCGATGGAGAAGCCGCAGACGATTGTCGGTTTCAAGATCGGCCATGCCCTGGTGGATGAGCTGGACGTGCTGACTGCCCTCAAGGCTCAGCAGGCCTGGCGCAAGATCATCGCCCGGATGCGCTACAACTTGCCCGGGCTGAAGAACGGGGTGGACGTCACCACGACGCCAGAGGGCTTCAAGTTCGTCTTCCTGCAGTTCGTGAAGCAGCTGCGCGACAAGCCGTCGCTCAAGGAGATGTACGGCCTGGTGCAGGCCAGCACCTTCGACAACGAGCTGAACTTGCCGGAGGACTACATCGCTTCCCTGATGGAGTCGTATCCGCCGCAGCTGATCATGGCGTACCTCAAAGGCCAGTTCGTCAACCTGACGTCCGGCACGATCTACACCGCCTACGACCGTAAGCTCAATGGATGCTTCGACACCGTGCAGCCTGGTGAGCCACTGTTCATCGGGATGGACTTCAACGTCGGCAAGATGGCGGCGATTACCCATGTTAAGCGTGACCAGGGGCTGCCCAGGGCCGTGGATGAGCTGATCGACGGCTACGACACGCCCGACATGATCCGCCGGATCAAAGAGCGCTACTGGCAGCACGACGGCAACGACTTCAAGAAGACTTGCGAGATCAGGATCTACCCGGATGCCTCGGGCGATTCGCGGAAATCCGTGAACGCCAGTATCACCGACCTGGCCATGCTCAAGCAGGCCGGGTTCGCGGTCATCGCTCCAGCGGCAAACCCGCCTGTGAAGGACCGAATCAACGCAATGAACGCCGTCTTCTGCAATGCGCAGGGCGAGCGCCGCTACCTGGTCAACCCGTTCACCTGCCCAACCTATGCCGATGGCCTGGAGCAGCAGGTGTGGGGCACAAACGGGGAGCCAGACAAGACCGCCGGCATCGATCACGCGAACGACGCCGGTGGCTACTTCATCCACCGCGAGTACCCGATCATCAAACCGGTCACCGCAATGAAAATGGGGGTCGCTCGATGACGGACGTCACTTTCACCCGCCCTGAGTACACGGCGGCGAAGTACCGCTGGCGCTTGGTGCGCGACGTCTGCAAGGGCTCGGAAACAGTAAAGGCTGCTGGCGATTACTACCTGCCCAGGCCGAACGCCTCGGACAAGTCACAGGACAACAAGGACCGGTACGACGCGTACAAGAAGCGCGCTGTGTTCTACAACGCAACTGGGCGCACGAAACACAGCCTGGTGGGAGCGGTGTTCCGTACCTGGCCAACATTGACTGTTCCCGGTGCGCTCGACTACGTGACAAAGGACATCGACGGGCAAGGCGTCAGCGTTTACCAGCAATCGCAGTCGGTTATCGGGCATTTGCTCGAAGTTGGCCGTCACGGCTTGCTGGTGGATTACGCCGCTGTTGAGCCCGGCACTGTGAGCAAGGCAGACGAGCAGGCCGGTCGCGCCCGTGCAAACGTCGCCAGTTACCCGGCTGAATCAATCATCAACTGGAAGACGCGCCAGGTTGGCGGTCAGCACTTGTTGAGCCTGGTTGTGCTGCGCGAAAAGATCGACGTTGATACTGACGACGGGTTCGGCAGTGAGCAGGTTGTGCAATATCGCGTACTGCGCCTGGATGTGTCCGGCGTGTACACCCAGGAAGTATGGGAGGAGGGCTCTAGCAAAACGGAGATGACCGTAGCGCCATTTGCCCCGCTGAACGGAGCCGGACAGCCATGGCGAATCATCCCGTTCCAGTTCCTGGGCAGCGAGAACAACGACACCAGCATCGACGACTCGCCGCTGTACGACATGGCCGAAGTGAACATCGGGCATTACCGCAACAGCGCGGATTATGAAGAGGCAGCGTACTTGGTGGGCCAGCCCCAACCATGGATGTCTGGTCTTGATGAGCAATGGCGCGACCACCTCGAAAAGGCCGGGATCTTCCTGGGCTCCAGGGCGCCTTGGCTGCTCCCTGTGAATGGCGCATGTGGCGTATGGCAGGCGCAGCCCAACACCGTCGCCAAAGAGGCCATGGACGCCAAGAAGCAGGACATGGTGTCGCTCGGCGCCCGACTGATCGAGCGTGGAAGTGCAGTGAAGACAGCAACCCAGGCCGACAACGACAGCGCCGCCGAACACAGCGTTCTCTCCCTAGTGGTGAGCAACGTCAGCGAGGCGTACAGCCAGTGCCTGGTTTGGATGGTCGAGTTCGTGAACGCCACCGGCGAGGTGGTCTACAAGCTCAACCAAGACTTCAGCCAGATCACTCTGGACGCAACGATCCTTGCGGCGCTGTTCAATGCCGTGCAGGGCGGCAAGCTGCCCGAAGGCGACTTCTGGCAGTACCTGCGCGATCGCGGCGTGATCAACCCGGAGAAGACGGACGAAGAGATCCGGGACGAGCTCGAAGCGCAGAGCGCCGGGCCAGCCTTGGATGACGAAGAGGTAATTCCGAATGGCGGCAAACCAAGCAATCCTTGACGCTACCATTCGGCACGCGGTGTTCCTTGAGCAGTTGAAGTCGGGAGAGGTAAAGAAGTTCGCCCCCTTCCTGAAGGAGATCGACCGCTCGATTCGTGAGCGGCTGACGCGGGCGGACCTGACGGACTACACCGTCGCTCGCCTGGAGCGGCTGCTGAGCGAGGTCGATAGTCTGCTGCTGGGCATCTTCGACCGGTACAGCGAGAAGCTGAACCTCGACCTGGTGGACATCGCCAACTACGAGGCCGAGTTTGAAGCGACCAGCCTTACCCGGGCGGCACCTGTGGGCGTCACCTTCGACGCGGCGGTGCCAGGTGCTGCGGCAATCAGGGCGGCAATCCTCACCAATCCGCTCAGCGTGCGCGGCGCTGACGGCGGGAAGCTGCTCAAGTCGTTCATTGATGGCTTCACCGCTACCGAGCGGCAACGCCTCACGGGCGCGATCAGGCAGGGCTTCTTCGAAGGCCAGACGAACTTCCAGATCATCAAGAATATCCGGGGCACCAAAGCACTCCAGTACAACGACGGCATCCTGGCCACGACAAACCGCAATGCCGGCGCCATCGTGCGGACGGCGGTGCAGCACGTCGCCACCCAGGCGCGCATGGAGACGCTGAAGGAAAACAGCGACGTCGTGCAGTCGGTGGAGTGGGTCAGTACGCTGGATTCGAAGACTACCAGCCAGTGCCGGACGCTTGACAAGCGCCGGTTCAAGCTGACGGAGGGGCCCCGACCGCCGATCCACATCAACTGCCGCTCGACGGTGGTTGCTGTGACGCGCTTCAGCGCCTTGTTCGCCAAGGACGCCACGCGGCCATCGATCGGTGACGGCGGCGCTCAGCAGGTGAGGGCAGAGCTCAGCTACTACGACTGGCTCAAGCACCAGCCGGCGGCGTTCCAGGACAAGGCCATTGGTCCGGTTCGGGCGAAGCTGTTCCGTGAAGGTGGTCTGAGCGTACAGCGCTTCGCCGAGCTGCAGCTTGATCGCAACTTTTCACCTCTGACCCTCTTACAGATGAAGGCTCTTGAGCCTCTGGCGTTCGAGCGGGCGGGAATAATTTGAGTGTTTGGTGTAGCATCACTTCGCCACTAATCTAGAGTCACAAGGAAGCGAAGAATGACCGAGCATTATCATTACTCTGAGAAACTGGAACCGGTACAGGTAGACCTTAACGCGCAGACTCCGGAACAGTTCACGAAAAACTATGCGCAAACCACGCTCAACACCTATGAATTGACTGACGAGCAGGCGCAGGAGATATACAACGCTGGAGTTGGGACTGGTAACGCTTACGATGGTAACTGGGTTCCAGCACGGGTAGCCCATATCAACGGTGAAGTGGTTATCCGTCTCAAGCTTCGCGACACTACGGCCTACACAGTGCTGCCTTTCACCCGGTAGCGCCTTACCAACTCTGAATACCTTTAAGCCCAGCTAATGCTGGGCTTTTTTATGCCCGCAGGCAGGGCCTGCACCTACGTCTCTGGGAGACAACCAATGCTGAAATTCCAACTGGATACCCTGGAAGGGGTGGATGAAGCCGTGCGCGCTCTTTACACCGAGAAGGACGGCAAGTTCGTACTCGGCATTGAAGGTCTGCCGCAACAAGAAGATGTCACCGGCCTGAAGGCCAAGGTTGATGAGTTGCTCGGCGAAAAGAAACTGGCCGAGAAGAAAGCACGCGAGGCCGAAGAGTTGGCCCGTACTGAGCGTGAAGAGGCCGCTCGCAAGTCCGGCAACGTCGAAGAGCTTGAAAAATCCTGGTCTGAAAAATTCAACCGCCGCGAAGCTGAGCTGAACGGCTTGCTGGAACAGGAGCGTGGAACGCTGAGCACTCAGATCCGGGATCTGACCGTCGGCCGTACCGCTACTGACATCGCGTCTGCCCTGGCAATCCCAGGCAGCGCCAAAGCCCTGCTGCCGCACATCGAGCGCCGTCTGAGCGTCGAGCAGCGCGATGGGAAGCCTGTTGTGGTCGTGCTCGACCAGCAGGGCAAGCTCTCGGCGGCAACGCTGGACGAGCTGAAAGCAGAATTCGCAAACGACACGGCCTTCGCGCCGTTGATCGCGGGTAGCAAGGCGTCTGGCGGCGGGGCTGCTGGTGCTGGAGGTGGCGGCGGGGCCGCAAAAGGAAAAATCGGCGGCACCAAAGAGGAACGACAGGCCGCAATCGCGAGCCGGTTCCCGGATCTCCCACAATCGTAAGGAAATAACTCATGTCCCTGTCGCAAATGCAGGTTTTCAACGAATACATCATGCCGGCGACTCTCGAGACGCTGGATCAGTATCTCGCCGCTTTCAACGCCGCCAGCCGTGGCGCAATCGTGCTGTCTCCGGACGGCTTCACTGGTGACTTCCTGCAGGAGTCGTTCTTCCAGACCCTGGCCGCTGCCCAGCGTCGCGTGGATCGCTACAGTGCGAACGCCGCCGTCGCTGCCACCGACCTGACCGAGCTGAAGAACACTTCGGTGAAGGTAGCCGGCGGCTTCGGTCCGATCCGCTACGAGCCATCGCAGATGACCTGGCTGGAGCGCCCAACCGCGCAAGGCATCGAAGTTGCCAGCCGCGCGTTCGCTGAAATCCTGCTGAAGGACCAGCTGAACACTGCGATCGCCGCGCTGGTTGCTGCAATCACTGCCCAGGCCGCAGCGGTCAACGATGTGTCGGCTACAGCTGGCATCACCTACGCCGGCCTGAACAACGCCCACGCGAAGTTCGGCGACGCAAGCCAGAACCTGGTCACTCAGGTGATGCAGGGCACCAGCTACCACAAGTTGGTCGGGCAGAACCTGGCGAACCAGCAGCAGCTGTTCCAGGCTGGCAACGTCCGCGTCGTGGACATCCTCGGCAAAATCTCCGTTGTGACGGATGCCCCGGCGCTGATGCAGGCCGGCACCCCGAACAAGGAAATCATCCTGTCCCTGGTGCAAGGCGCTGCACTGGTCCACGACGGCCGCGACATCATCAGCAACGTCCAGACCACCAACGGCAAGGAGCGTATCGAAACCACGCTCCAGACCGACTACACCTTCGGCCTTGGTCTGAAGGGCTACACCTGGGACACCACCACCGGCGGCAAGTCGCCAACCGATGCCGAACTGGCGACCGGTACCAACTGGGACAAGACCGCCACCAGCATCAAGCACACCGCCGGTGTGGCTCTGATCGGTGACGCCTCCAAGTAACCCTGACAGCTGAGTCGGGCCCAGTGCCCGGCTTGGCGAGGACATGATCATGAGCAACAAAAACATCTGGTATCTGCCTGGTCCATTCCACCAGTACCAGGAAGACGTGAAGGCGCTGGCCAAGGCGAATGGCCTGCGCATCGTCGACGCAAGCGTTACCGAAAGTCGTGAAGATGCAGCAGAAGAAGTGCCTGACGTGACAGTCAAGGAGTTGCCGAAGATGCTGCTGATCGATGGTGGCAGTTCCAGCATCGATATCGAGGCCTTACGCGCTGAGCTCGAGTCTGTCGGCCTGATCGTCGAGTCATTCGCTGACCAAGCGCTGGCACGCCCAGAAGGCGAGCTTGGCCCTATCGCTGATCGCCTGTTTCAGGTGTTCGAGGCGGTGAACGCCGGCGTGGAAAGCCTCATCCGTGAGCGTGATGGCGAAGCTGAAAAGGTTAAGGCTCTGCAACTGCAGGTAGACGACCTTCTCCAGCAAGCCGCCAAGGCTCGCCTGGACGACCCGGACGCGAAGGAAATCGCCGACCTGAAGGCTAAGCTGGACAAAGCCAAGGTTCCATACCGGGCCAACGCCTCGAAAGAATCCTTGGAAAAGCTCGTCGCTGATCTGCCCAAGGCCTGATAATGCTGGCTGCCGGTGATCCAGTGGCCAATTTTCAAACCATTCCAGCGAGTTGACGCATGACACTCATCATCGAGGACGGTACCGGTAAGCCGGACGCCGAAAGCTACGCGAGCGCCGAGGACCTTGCCCTGTATGCCGTGAAGTTCGGCACGGTCATCCCCGCCGGTGTTCCCGAGCAGGAAGCGCTGCTGCGCCGGGCTGCCTTGGCGATGGATAGCAAAACCTGGAAAGGCCGCAAGATGAGCAGCGAGCAGGCGTTGGCCTGGCCGCGCCGGGGTGTTGAGCTGGACTGCCAGATCAAGCCAGATAACTACCTGCCGGCACGGATCCAGTACGGCCAGATGGCCCTGGCCGCCGAGATCCATCAGGACGACATCGACCCAGTGGAGAAGCGCAAAGGCGCGGTAACGCTGGAGCGTGTCGAAGGCGCGGTAACACGCGAGTACGCGACGATCTCCAACACCAGTGGTCGGCTGATGCCGGCGGCGCCAGACCGGCCGAGTGCTACGCAGTTTGCCGACTACCTACAAAAGCGCGGGCTGTTCGCAGTACGCGCATAGACACAGCGGAGACCATCATGGCCTTTTACGACGAAATGGCCGTGATGGCTCTGGAGATGATCACAGAGTTCGGCCAGCCTGTGACCATCAGCAAAACTGAGCCGGGCGAGTACGACCCGGAGACGGGCGGCGAAGCGCCAGGTGCCACCGTCGAGCAGATCGCCCAAGGCATCCTGCTCGACTTCACCGGACAAGAATTCCAGAACAACAGCCTCATCAAGCAGGGCGACAAGAAGCTCAAGATCGCCGCGCAGGGATTGGCCTGGGTGCCTGGTCTGCTCGACAAAGTGGTTGCTCAGGGTCGTACCTGGTCAATCGTGCCGCCGCTGAAAGAGGTCAACCCTGCCGGTACGCCGATCCTGTATGAGTTGCAGGTGCGGTCGTGACGAACAAGTATTCGAGTATGAACGGAAGCTTTGCCGAGAACATTCGTGACTTTGCTGAGAGCGCGAAGGGCGGAATCGACGCAACCATCCGCGAGATCGTCATCGAAATCGGTAGCAGCGTCATCCGCATGTCTCCGGTGGGCAACCCTGAGATCTGGGCTGCGAACGTCATTCACCGTCAGGCGAACAAGCGGGCCGCCGATGACTACGACTTCAAGGTTGCAGTACGCAACACGATCATCAACCTCAACGAATCGAACTTCACTAAGGCTGGCAAGTTGCGGCGCGGCGTGAAGTACGCCAAGCCCCTGACCAAGACCGAGCGCGACCAGAACTTCAACGTGAACGGGTTGGTCGCGGGTAGGGACTACGTCGGCGGGCGTTTTCGGGGGAACTGGCAGTTTTCCATCGGCACGCCGGCGGAGGGCACGCTTGACCAGGTTGATCCTGCTGGTGGCGTGACGTTGGCCAAGCTGCGACTGCAGGTCCAGGCACTTACGGCTGGCGAGACGGCCTACATCGTGAACAATCTTCCGTACGGCATCCCGCTGGAGTATGGGCATTCGACCCAAGCTCCTGGCGGCATGGTCCGGATTACCCTGGCCCGCTTCCAACAGATCGTCGACGAAGCCACAAGGAACAACCAGGTATGAGCCACGCCATCATTGCGTCCATTTACGAGGCCAAGCTGATTGCCTGGAGCAAGGCGCGGGCAGAGCCCATCAAGGTCGTGTTTGAGAATATCCAGTATGACCCTGCGGACGGCGAGACCTACCTTCGTGCATTCGCGCTACCAGGCGATACCGCCAGTAGCACGCTTGCTGGCGACCATCGGGCGTTCATCGGCGTCTACCAGGTCAGCATTGTGGCCCCGGCCAATACCGGCAAGACCAAGACGAACCCGGTTGTAGCTGAGCTGACCGCACTGTTTCCGTTGTACGCGAGAGACACGAAGGCGGGCGTCACCGTCGTCACGATGTCACCGGTAGACCCTGGCCCCGGCATACCCGACCCACCCACGTTCACCGTGCCTGTGTCGTTCGAATACCGAGCAGACATCGCCACCTGATTAAGCCCGTTGGGCAAAACCCCGAAACCCGCCTCTGTGCGGGTTTTGTCATTTCTGAAAAGAGGAAACACCCATGCAAATGCCCAACGGCGCCACTCTTGAGATCGCGTCCATCTACGGCACGGCGATCCCATTCACCGCTCTGACCAACGCCAATCCAGCCGTCGCGACTGCTGCGGCGCACGGCTTGGCCGAGGGCGACGTCATTGCCGTAAATTCTGGCTGGACACGACTGGATGGTCGCGGCGTGCGAGTTGGGGAGATCGCCAGCGGCACGTTCGCGCTGGAGAGCGTCAATACGACCAGCATTCAACAGTATCCCGCGGGCTCGGGGATTGGTTCCGTTCGCGAGGTGACGGCCTTCACCGAGATCTCGCAGATTACTGAGATGAATTCCAGTGGTGGTGATCAACAGTTCCTAACCTTCGGCTTCCTGGCTGACGATGATGATCGCCAGATGCCGACCACAAAGAACCCGATCACGCTGACCTTCACCGTCGCCGACGATCCGTCCAAGCCTTATGTGGCCGTCTGTGAGGCGGCGGACGATGATAAGCAGGCTCGCTTGCTTCGCCTGAACCTCCCGGGCGGTAGCAGCATTATCTACAACGGCTACGTGTCGATCACTTCGACCCCGACCATGTCCCGCAACAACCTGATGACCCGCGTGATCAGCCTGGCGTTGACCGGCCGCCCAACCCGTTACGCGGCTGCGGTGTAACCCATGGCTAAGTTCAAGTTGATTCAGAAACCGACCTTCAAAGCGCCGGTGATGATCCAGCGGGCGGGCTACAGCGCCGAAAAGGTGGAGTTCGAGTTTAAGTACTTGGACCGTACTGCTCTCGCCGAACTGTACACCGGCTGGAACGAGCGGCACGACGAACTGGGCAAGCAGGTCGGCGACATGGACCTCAAAGCTTTCACCGCTGCCCAGATCGCACTGCAAGCCGATCAACTGCTGGATGTGGTTGTGGGCTGGGACATCGAAGAGGAGTTCACGCCTGAAAATGTGCGCATCCTCGTCAACTCGATCAACTCGGCGCCTAAGGCCGTTCTGAACGCCTACGCCGAAGCCTTCAGCGAGGCCCGCCTGGGAAACTCCTAAGCGCCTCGCGCGCGCTGTATGAGCCAGGGCCGTCAGATGCTGATCTGATGGCATTCGGCTTGTCTCGCCAGGACATCCCCGACAAGGAAGTCGGCATCTGGCCCGACAACTGGGACGCCTTCAGAGTCTTCGAGGCCATGAGCACCCAGTGGCGCACAGGTGCGTGCGGCGCAACAGGCATGGACTACAGCGTTCTCTCCGGGGTTATTCGGATGTGTGGCGTACCGATCAGCCAGCGACAAACCATTTTCAGCGACTTCCGCCGCATGGAGGCTGAAGCCCTGCAGGTGATGGCGGAACAGAGAGAAAACAAATGAGCACCAACTTCGCTTCCCTGGGTATTGCGGTCGAGTCGTCGCAGGCCGCAAAGGCTGCTGATGATCTGGATAAGCTGGTCGATTCCGCTGAAGGCGCCCAGAAGGCCATTGATGATCTGGGCAAAACGGGCGAAGGCCTGGCCAACACCGGTAAAAAGGTTTCCCAGGCCGAAGCGGACGTTGCGCAAAGCGTCGATAAATCAACGGCAGCGAGGGACCGTCAAGCCGGGGCGAGTCGCAAAGCCACTGACAGCGCAGTAGCGGAAATCTCCGTCATCAGTCAGCTCGACAAGGCCATGACGGGCAATATCTCGAGCATGGAATCGCTGGTTCAGGCCGAGGGTTTGCTGGAGCGCGCCCGCAAGGGCGGCTTGGTCACCATCGAAGAGCAGGCGAAGTACCAGGATCAGCTGGGAAAGGCCTACGACAAGATTGAAAAGGCGGAAGCCAAAGAGCTGGCCCAGAAGCAAAAGCTGATCGAGGCTGAGAATCGCCAAATTGAGGCTCTGAAGCGCACCGTCAACGGTATTGATCCAGTAACCGCCAAGCTGGCGAAGCTGGAGGCTCAGGAGAAGGCGCTCAATGATCTGCACAAGTCTGGTCAGATCGACGCCGACCGTTACAACGAGGCCTTGGCCAAAATCGGTAAGGATCGGGCTGGGCTGACTGAGGCAACCGGCGCATTCGACAAACTGAAGCTCGGTACCCGCCAAGCCCAAGAAAACGTCATGCAACTGGCTAACGCGATCCAGGCAGGCGATCTGGGCAGTGGGGCGCGCGCGATCGCTCAGTTGGGTGCTGGCGCCGGTGAATCCGCGAAGAGCCTGGCAGGGATGCTGCTTCCTGCCGGCCTGCTGGTCGCTGTGATCGGTTCGCTTGGCTATGCCTACTTCGACGCGATGAAACAGGCGCGCGAGTTCAATGCTGCAATAAGCGGGGGTACGAACGGCGCGGGGCAAACTATTGCCAGCCTGAAGGATATGGCCGACGGCGCTGGGCGTGTCACCGGTAACCTGTCCGGTGCGCGAGAGGCCGTTGTTTCGCTTGCGTCTGGCGCGGCCACCAGCGGTACCCAGATGCGCAATCTGGCTGAAGCTGCAGCCGCAGTCAGTGAAGTTACCGGTCAGGGGGCGGGTGAACTCGCCAAGTCCTTTGCCACCGCTGGCGATACAGCAACTGAATCTGCCAGCAAGATCAGCAGTCAGTACGGATTGATCACCCTCGAGCAGTACCAGGTGATCAAGGGGCTGGATGACCAGGGCGACAGCCAGCGTGCCCTGGATGTGCTCAGCGAAGATTTGAATCAGGCCGCCTTGACGCGCCTGAAGACTTACCGCGAGTCGTTATCCGACGTAGAGCGCGACTGGGACAGGATCAAGAACGCCATCAAAGGCGCTTACACAGAAGTCCGGTCGGAGATATTCCCTGACCTGGCCAAGCAGATCGAGATCACGCAGCGCGTTCTGGATACCCGCAAGGGCGGCGGAGTTGCGGGCGCCATCTCTAACGGGCTGAGCTCTTTGAATTCGGCTCTTGGTCTGGGCACCGGTGAGCATGACGACTCAACTGAGGCGCTTGAGAAAAAACTTGCCGACCTGAAGGCCCGACAGACTGCCAGCTCTAACCTGGCAATCGTCACCGGTGAGAACGCCGACGCAAACCAGAAGGCAATCGAGGCTCAGAAGGCGCTGGATGCGCAACTTGACAACGTCAACCCTCTGAACAAGCGCAAAGCGGGACTGGAAAAGCTGAACAACCAGTTCAAAGCGCTTTACGAGAATGCAGAAAAGGCAAGACAGAAGTCGCCACTGCTGGACGGTGTGAGCTACGACGGCAAAAAGTTTTCCGGTGGTGCATACGACATTCTTTTGAAAGGCCTTGAGGATAAAAACAAGGACCCGAAAACCGCCGGCACCCAAGTTGATCTGACCAGCTTCAACAACGCCAAGAACGACTTGGCAGCGATCACCGACACCTACAAAAACTACCAGAAGGAACTGGAGGCGGCACAGAAGGCTGGCCTGCTGTCTGAGGAAGACTATCTGCTGCGGCGCCAGGCGCTGATCGGGAATCAGCTAGACCAGACAACGGCAGCCTACGAAGCAGAGATTGCGGCGCTTGAGGCCGCCAAGGGCAAGAAGTCCACGTCGGCTGCGCAAAGCATCCAGCTGGACCAGAAGATCGCCGACGCGCGCGCAGGAATGGTCAAGGCGCAGAAGGATGCCGACAGCCAGCTTGAAGTGCTGGCCACGAACGAAACCGGGCGCCTGGCAAAGCAGGAGCGGGCGATCAGCACGTACGTGCAGGCACTGGGGCAGCAACAGCGGGCCTTGGAGTTGGCAGGCCAACGCGCAGTGCTCGGCGTGGGGCGGGGCGATCGCCAGAACGCGCTCAGCGGCGAGCTGAACAGCCAGCAGGACCGGTTTGTGCAGCAGTCGCTGGAGTTGGCCAACCAGAAGTCCGACCCGTCGCGCAACATGTCGGAAGAGGAGTTCAAGCGTAAGTCGCAGGCGCTTGCTGATGCGAACAAAGCCGCGACGGACCAGATCCGACAGAACTATGCGGACGTGGAGGCGGCCCAGGGCGATTGGACCAAGGGTGCGACTGCTGCGTGGGACAACTACCTGGATTCGGCGCAGAACATCGCCGGCCAGACCAAGAGCCTGTTCGGTAATGCCTTCAGCTCTATGGAGGACTCCATCGTCAACTTCGCCATGACTGGCAAGGCGTCGTTCTCGGACTTCGCCAAGTCGATCCTGGCGGACATGGCGCGTATCGCTACCCGCCAGGCCAGTTCGGCTTTGCTGGGTAGCCTGGTTGGCGCAGCAGCGAGCTACTTCGGTGGTAGCGCTGCTGGTGGAGGCAATGGCATGGCCGCCGGGTCTTCCGGTGCCACGTCGTCAAACCTCGGGGCATCATCTGCCGGATACTCCAGCACCTACTTCCCGCAAGCCAAGGGCGGCGCGTGGTCGAGCGGCGTGCAGATGTTTGCCGACGGCGGTGCGTTCACGAACTCCATCGTCAGCAAGCCCACGGCTTTCGGGATGGCCAATGGCAAAACCGGCATCATGGGAGAAGCTGGTGAGGAGGCAATCATGCCGCTGACCCGGACGTCGAGCGGCAAGCTTGGGGTTATGGCCATGGGCGGCGGTGGGGCTGGCGGAACGCTGATCAATGTCGAGGTGCACATCGATGGCGATGGCAATGCATCGTCCACCGCCGACACACCTGGCTACGACCTCTTCGGCAAGGAACTGGCGACGTTCGTAGAGCAGAAATATCAGGAACTGCGCTCTAAGGATATGCGCCAGGGCGGCGTCATCAACAATGCAATCAAGGGGCGATGATGACTATCGAGCGATTCATCTGGGCAACGGAGAAGGGCGCGGAGGGTGATATCACCCAGCGCGTCCGGGCCAAAAAGTTTGGCGATGGCTATGAGCAGACGGTCGAGGACGGACTGAACAATCAGTCGGAATCCTGGCCGGTGACGTTTACCGGAATGGCCGCGCGAATCCTGGAGATCAGGAAGTTCCTCGACAAGCACAAAGGGGCAAAGGCGTTTCTCTGGACGCCACCTCTTGGCGTGCTTGGGCTCTACAAGTGCAACGGCTACAAGCCAGTGCACCGCGGCGGCCAGGTCTACGCCATCACCGCGACCTTCCAGCAAACCTTTCATCCCTGAGATAACCCCCCATGGCACTGATCACGGACATCCAGAAGCTGGAGCCCGGCGGCGAGATTCGCCTGTTCGAAATTGACGGGACGGAATACGGCGCCGATTACCTGCGCTTCCACGGTCACGCCATCCCGCATACGCCAGAGGAATTGCTGGCCTACGAGGGCTCCGAAGAGGACCTGCCCGCCAAGTCTATTATCTGGCAGGGGCAGGAGTACGCAGCCTGGCCGGTGCAGATTGAGGGTATTTCCTCGAGCAGTGACGGCACCGCCTCTCGGCCGACTTTCGCCGCCGGCAACGTGAATGGACGGGTTACAGCTTTGTGCCTGGCCTTCGAGGACATGCTCAAGTTCAAGCTGACAGTCCGCGAGACTCTGGCCAAGTACCTGGACGCAGCCAACTTCCCCGAGGGCAACCCAACCGCCGACCCGACCCAGGAGGCGCTGGAGATCTGGTACATCGACCAGAAAACCAGCGAGGACGGCGAAGCCGTTGTCTGGGAGCTGTCTTCGCCGGGCGAGATCGACAACCACGGGCTGCCCGGCCGGCAGATGACCACCTTTTGCCATTGGGCCATGACCAATGGTTATCGAGGGCCGGACTGCGGCTACACCGGCGCGGCCATGTTCGACGACGAGGACAACCCCACGGATGACCCGGCCAAGGATCAGTGCAAAGGCTGTCTGTCGTCGTGCAAATTGCGCTTCGGCGAGAACAACGAACTTTCCTTCGGTGGATTCCCTGCCGTTTCCCTCATAGCCCGGAGCTGACCATGCGCAAGCACATCATTGCGGCGATCCAGGCGCACGCGGCGGCGGAATATCCGCGCGAGTGCTGCGGCCTGCTGCTTGCCGTCGGGCGAGCGCAGAAGTATTACCCGTGCCGGAACATCGCCACGGATCCGAACGAAGAGTTCAGGCTCGATCCCAAGGACTACTCCGCGGCGGAAGACTTGGGCGAAGTGATCGGCATCGTTCACTCGCATCCGGACGCCACCAGCAGGCCGTCACCGCATGACTTGGCCATGTGCGAGGCCACGGCGTTGCCCTGGCACATTTTGTCGTGGCCCGAAGGCGACAGGCGCACGATCACGCCAACCGGCAGCACGCCGCTACTCAAGCGCCCGTTCGTGCACGGCGCTTGGGACTGCTGGCAGGTGTGCGCTGATTGGTATGCCCGCGAGTGGGGCCTGGAATTCGAAGCCTTCCAGCGCACCGATGGTTGGTGGGAGAGTGCAGAGAACACCAGCCTGTACGAGGCGAACTACGAGGCTGCAGGTTTCGTGCGTGTCGACCGCCCACAGCGGGGTGACATGATCGTCATGCACGTCGGGCGGACAGTTCACCCGAACCATGCCGGGATCTACCTGGGCACTGAGCCGGCGTTACCTGGCGAAGAGTCTGGCACGTTCGGGCCAGGCCCGTTCCTGCTGCACCACCTGTACGGCAGGCCGTCCGAGATCATCGTTTATGGCGGCCCGTGGCACGACCGAACACGCCTGATCCTCAGGCACAAATACGCAAAATAACCAACATGACGCGGCAGGGCCGCAGGGTGAAATTATGATCAATGAAACTGACCGGAAAGCTACCGGAGGCGCGCGAGCCGAAGGTTCGAAAAAAACCGGCTCGCGCGATGTTCTGGCTTGGTTTAGAGTTCAAATCGCGGACACAAAACTCACTTCTTCGGCTGTGCAGCCTTTATCTCTTCAATAACCTTGAGGGCGCCGTCAATGGGTGCTTTGTAGTATCCAAGCAAGTGACCTTCGAAACCGGTGTCTTGGCTGTTGAGATAGATTTTCAGCTGCTCTACGAGCTTTTCACGCTCCGGAGCGTCGCGATAAACAATTGCTGCCAGCGCTTGTACTGCGCGGGTCAGTCCGAGATTGAATGCGTCGTGGCGGGTAAGCTCATTTGGATCGATTGCCATTTTGACCTCCAGGTCATAAACGCGCCGATATTGGCGCAACCCCAGTCCTTGGGCTTGCAGGCGAAGGACTGGGAAATCCACTAGCCTTTTGTTTGGGTTTCCACGATCAGACGCCAGCCAATTGTCTTCGCTGACCCGGGATGTTGGTGTGTGTTCTGCGGCGGAAATGGCGTGCCTTTATTGGATGTGATTTCATCGCCACACGTCTCGCATCGGTAAATTCCCGATACGGGAACGTTGTCTCCAATGGAGTGCACCGTATTCCATACTAGCGAGCCGAGAAGGCTTACCGGAGCTTTCTTGAGATATTGCTCTGTTTCCGAGGTATAGCGCGCCATGTTCCATCCTGCCTTGGTTAGAAATGAGGCACAAAGCTACTACGGCAATCCAGAAGTCAGTTACTGGCATTCCATCCACGCTGGATGCCTGGACAGCTGAGAATCAGGTGGTGGCCTTTTGATTTTTTGGGCGTGCTATCGTAGAGCCGAGAATCATATCTACGGCTCATTGGCGCAGCCATAAGAGCTTCGCCAACTGCGAGTGACATCCCTAAATGCTTGCTGAACTTTTGAAATTTGCACTTGAACTATTGAAGTTGGCCCCCCGGTATTTTGTGGCGCTTGGTGTAGTTGCTGCTGGATTACTTTTTATGCCTGCGGACTGGCTGAGCCGGCTAGGAGTGGAAAAGTTTGCGGACGATAACAAGCAGTGGCTAGGCCTCGTGCTGCTGGTCAGCACTGTGCTCTGGGGGGTATTCGTCATTGTTTCTTGTTGGGGCGCTGTTAAGCGGGCGTTTTATCGGAGGAAAAATAAAGCTCGTACCATCAGAAAGCTTCGATCTTTGACGGAGGGAGAAAAGGAAATTCTTCGTTATTACCTGGCGGAAGGCACGCGTACCAATGTGCTCAAGGTGGATGACGGCGTGGTTCAAGGACTGGTTGCCTACCGAATTATTTACCGGGCCGCGTCTATGGGGAATTTGATGGAGGGGTTCGCCCACAACATTACGGAGCTTGCATGGGATTACCTTCACTTGTATCCGGAGGTGCTGGAGGGTACAGGCAATTTTTATCGTACAGATAAAAGGCAGAGGGGTTGGTAATCATTGCCAAGCCTTGCGCCGGCCTTTTTTGCATTCATCCCTCAGTGCTACAGTCCCACCAAACCAAAGAGGGAACGACATGCGGATTTTGATAGCTGCGGCGATAGTAGCAATGCTGGCGGGGTGTATGGCGCCAACCATGAACGAGGCTCGCCAATCTGGCCCCTACAAGGTTCTCACTTCCAAAAAAACGGACGCCGCGCTGGCTAAATGTGTCCAGTACGAATGGCAGAACCAGTCGATATTCGGCGGTACGCCTGGCGCAACTCTTCAGCCTGGCCGCGACACTGGTTACACCGTGTTCACCGAGGGCGCCCAGTACTTCGTTGACATCCAGCCTAAAGGCTCGGGGGCCGAAGCGAAGTATTACGTGGTGGTCGGAAACTGGATTGCGAATAAGCGATTGGCCGCGCTGCAAGGCTGCCTATAGTCCGCACCACTTCATCAAAGGCTCGCTTCGGCGGGCCTTTTTATTGCCTGGAGAAAAGCACATGGCGGCACTTGCCATCAATTATCAGCCAATGACAACGATCCTGCTTTACGGTCAGCTTCGACAGTTTGGCCGATCCTTCCGCATGGCAGTGAAGTCGCCCGCAGAGGCGATCAAGGCGCTGTGCGTGCAGATCCCCGGATTTGAACGCTTCCTGTCGAACGCCAAATCCCGAGGGATTGAGTTTGCAGTATTCCGAGGAAGGACGAACCTGGCAGAAAAGGAGCTTGGGTTTGCGGGCGGCGGTGATATCCGAATTGCTCCGATCATCACCGGCAGCAAGCGAGGCGGTGCGCTGCAAACAATCATCGGTGCAGTACTGATTGTTGTCGGGCTCGTCATCACCGGCGGCACATTCGGCGCAGGCGCACCGTTCGGTTCAGCGCTGATCATGATGGGCGGCTCCATGGTCCTTGGCGGTGTGATTCAAATGCTCAGTCCGCAGGCTGGCGGCCTCAAGACCAGCGCGGCGCCCGAGAACACACCCGGCTACGCCTTCGGCAGCGCCAAGAACACAACGGCCTCCGGCAATCCTGTGTCGCTGTGTGCCGGCCGCCGGCGCTGGGGGGGCGCGATCATCAGTGCCGCTATTTACGCCGAAGACCAGATGTAGCCAACACTCGAAAACTGAAGCCGCCCAAGAGGCGGTTTTTTATGCCTGGAGAAAAACATGGGCGCAGCACGCAAGATCGATGTTTATGGCGCCAAGGGCGGTTCCGAGAAGCCTAAAACTCCAACCGAGGCACCAGACAGCCTGCGTTCCGTCGCCATTGCGAAAATGCTTATTGCGGTAGGTGAGGGCGAGTTTGAAGGCGTTCCGACCGCCAAGGACATCTTTCTCGACAACACGCCGCTGCAAGACCCGCAGGGGAATATGAACTTCCCAAACGTGAAGTGGGAGTGGCGCAGCGGGGCTGTGGACCAGTCCTACATCCAGGGCATCCCATCGGTCGAGAACGAAACAACCATCAGCACCGAGCTGCGCAGCGGCACGCCGTGGGTTCGAGCGATCACCAATACCCAGCTCTCGGCTGTCCGTGTGCGCTTTGCTTGGCCTGCGCTCCAATCGGTCGACTCCGGCGGCAACATCAACGGTTACACGATCGGGTACAAGGTCGAGCTGGCAACGGACGGGGACACGTATCAGGAGGTTTTGAACGAGGCCGTGTCTGGCAAGACCACCAGCCTGTACGAGCGGACCCGCCGCATCAATTTGCCGCGCGCGACAACCGGGTGGCTGCTGCGCATCACTCGACTGACGGCCAACCAGAACAACAACAAAATTTCCGACACCATGCAGATTGCCGGATTCACTGAGGTGATCGACGCGAAGATTCGATACCCGAACACCGCGCTGCTTTACATCGAGTTTTCTGCTGAGCAGTTCCGCAGCATCCCGGCGGTGACGATCGAATGCGATGGTCGGAAATGGCAGGTGCCGAGCAACTACGACACCAGGTCGCGCACCTATACGGGCGTCTGGGACGGAACATTCAAAGAGGCCTGGACCGACAATCCTGTTTGGCACACTTACGGCATCACTACGAACGACCGTTTCGGCCTGGGCCGTCGCATCAAGCCGTGGATGGTGGACAAGTGGGAGCTGTACCGCATCTCGCAGTATTGCGACCAGCCGGTGCCGGACGGTAAGGGCGGTATGGAACCGCGCTTCCTCTGTAACTTGAACCTGCAGAGCAAGGCTGACGCCTGGTCGCTACTGCGCGATATCTCGGCGATTTACCGCGGCATGACCTACTGGGCCCAGGGCCAAGTATTCACGCTGTCGGACATGCCGCGCGCCACCGACTTCGACTTCGCCTACACCCGTGCGAACGTCATCGATGGCAAGTTCACTTATTCCAGCGCATCGGAGCGCACCCGTTACAGCCGCGCGCTGGTCAGCTACGACAACCCTCTGAACAACTACGACACCGATGTCACCGCTGTGACCGATGCCAAGTTGCAGCGGCGCTACGGCGATAACCCGCTCGAGATAAGCGCAATCGCCTGCACCCGCGAGTCGGAGGGCCAGCGCCGCGGTAAGTGGGCGCTGCTCACGAACTCGAAGGACCGCGCCGTCAACTTCAAGGTCGGCCTCGACGGGCGCATCCCGCTTCCAGGGTACGTGATCCCGATCGCCGACGAACTGCTGGCCGGTCGGCCGGTTGGCGGGCGAATCTCGGCGGTGAGCGGCAAGGTCATCACACTGGATCGCAACACCCAGGCCAAGCCCGGCGACAGGCTGATCCTCAACCTGCCAGACGGCAAGTGCGAAGGGCGCACCGTACAATTGGTCAGCGGCCGACAGGTCACCGTTACCGTTGCCTACTCCGTTGCGCCCGAACCCGAACTGGTGTGGGCGCTGGATGCCGACGATCTGGCAATCCCGTTGTACAGGGTGGTAAGCGTGGCCCGGCCGGAGCCAGGCGTGTTCGAGATCTCGGCCGTGCAGTATGACCCGAGCAAATTCGCGCACATCGACACCGGCGCGCGCCTGGAAGAGCGCCCAATCAGCGTTGTGCCGATCACCGTCGTTCCGGCGCCGGCGAGCGTCACGCTGACGTCGAGCTACGCGGTGAACCAGGGCATCGCCATCAGCACCATGAACATATCCTGGCCCGCCGTGACCGGAGCGGTCGCGTATGACGTGGAATGGCGCAAGGACAGCGGCAACTGGATCAAGGTACAGCGCACAGGCGCGACAAGCGTAGATGTCACCGGCATTTACTCGGGCGCCTACCTGGCCCGCGTGCGTTCGGTGAGCGCATTCGAAATCTCGTCGATCTGGAAGAGCTCCGACCTGACCAACCTGGAAGGGAAGGTAGGCTTGCCGCCGGCGGTGACGTCCCTGACCACCACCAGTGAGCTGTTCGGCATCGGCATCAAGTGGGGCTTCCCTGCTGGCGCCGAGGATACCCAGCGCACCGAGCTGTGGTATGGCCCCGCGAACGACCTGGGAGCGGCGACCAAGCTGGCCGACCTGGCTTACCCGCAGGCCGATTACCGGATGCAGTCGCTTCTGGCGGGCGCAACCTTGTTCTTCTGGGCGCGCCTGGTGGACCGGACCGGCAACGTTGGGCCGTTCTACCCGGTTGGCAGTGGTGTAATGGGGATGGCGAGCGCAGACGCCGATCCTGTGCTCGACTTGATCGCCGGCCAGGTTGGGCGCACTGAGCTTGGTCAGGATGTCCTGGACGAGATCGACAAGATCCCAGGCCTGCAAGATCAGATCAACGCCTTGGACGGTCTGAAGGGTTACGACAAGGAGGCCACCTACCTGAAGGCTCAGATGGTCGTGGAGGGCGGGAGGATCTATCAAGCCGCCCAGGCCGTCCCCATCAATACACCGCCGCCCAACGCTACCTACTGGCTTGATGTTGGCCAGTCGGTAGAGACTGCGAATGGACTGGCACAGCAGGTATCCACCAACACCGCCGATATCACCGAGTTGGACGGCGTGGTCACCGCCCAGGCGTCGAGCCTTCAGGCGTTGCGTTCGACCTATCGGGATGACACCGGGGAAGGCGACCTGGCTGATGCTCTCCAGGGATACAACGCTTCGGCCAGTTTCGCCCAGGAGGTGAAGACACAGGCCACGAAGAACTCGGCCATGGTACAGCGCACGACCGAGCTGACTGCCGAGGTGGGCAGTGTCAGTGGATCTGTGGCTGCACTGGAAAGTGTTGTTGCCACCGATCGCCAAGTGACCGCCCAGGCTATCCAGCAGATCGGTGTGAAGATCGGCGAGAACTCGGCCAACATCCAGACAGTGAGTCAGGCCCAGGCCGACACTACCGGAAAGTTGGCGACGATGTGGTCCGTGAAGATGCAGCTCAACCAAAACGGGCAATACGTCGCGGCGGGGATCGGGCTTGGCATTGAGAACGTGGATGGTCAGTTGCAAAGCCAGTTCTTGGTGAGCGCTGACAGGTTCGCTGTGGTGAACAACATCAACGGGAATCTTTCTTCGCCATTCGCGGTGGTGAACGGTCAGGTTTTCATGCGCTCAGCCTTCATCCAGGACGGCAGCATCACCATGCTGAAAATCGGAGAGGCGCTGCAGTCCGACAACTATGTCGCAGGTGTTCAAGGATGGCATCTCGATAAAGCCGGCAACCTGGAATTTAACGGCCCAGCACCTGGTGGTGGCCGTCTGACGATGACGAACAGAGCCATCAAGGTCTACGACGAAAACGGAGTCAAGCGCGTGCAACTTGGAGACCTGACGGCATGAACTTCGGGATGCGAATCTGGGGGCCTACGGGCTTTCTTGAAATGGATGAAAACTCTTTCACCGTTAGGATTGTATATTCCTCAGTCGTGCAGAAGGTGGCAGGCGAGAATAGAACTAGATGGATATCTATTCCTGGTGTTTCGCCGGCAACACACTCTGCTGTTTGTTTTCCAGTCGCGGCTTATGACACTAGCGCCCAAAATATCGCCTCTATTCAATACATACCTATAGTCAGCGAAGGAGGGCTGACTTTGTATTTCGGGCAGCCAGGAACAAGAGAAGGCGCGCCGCTAGGTATCGGTCCCCAAAGACTTATTGTTACGAGGTATCGCTAATGTCTTTCGGGCTGAACTTTGTCAATAACAATGACGTAGTCACGTTGGACTCTGAGTTTGCAAGGCTTGTAGTTCTTCACAAGGGGAATTGGACCAATGGCGGGGGCGGTGCAGGAATATCGTTCCCTTCGGTAATTACCTCATCTGAGCCACCCCTAGTATTTGTCAGGCCTAATTCGTCTTGCACGATGTGCTTTTGCCTTATCAACGGATCTCCAGGCGCTTGGACAGGCTTCTCTTTTAGGGGCATTGCTGGGCAAGTTTATTCAGGAACCTACTTTGCTGCTGCCTTTAAAGCCTCACCTGTCGGAACGTTCGGTTTAAGGCTATGGGGTGGAGATTCGACGTTGCTGTTTGATAGCTCTAATCCCTGTGCTCAGTTTACAAAAACTGTTACTTCGTGGAGTTATCTAGGTGCTGTCAATACCGGGCAGGGAGTCCTTAGGCTGAGTTGGACCGCAAATACTCCGCTTGATACAGGTGAGTATATGTTGATCAATAACATAGCCATGGATGTAGCTGGCAGTACCTCCCGGCAAGGAAATCAGTATGCCGTTTGGGAGTATCAGAATAATAGATTGGTTATGCAGGTTGTTGGTGTGGATATACAAACAACTTTATATACGCCAGTCGTGTGGGCTAAGCCAATTTCATAGGAGGTCGCATGTCTTGGTACAAGGCAGGAACAGTTTCAATCACGGCTGGAAGCAATGCGGTGATTGGAGCGGGAACCGCATTCATTGCCAATGTCCGCGTGGGTGACGCATTCCGAGGGCCCGACGGCGCTTGGTACGAGATAAACAACGTTGCAAGTGATACCGCGTTGTCGATTGCTACAGGCTATCTGGGAGCTACGGTTGCTGGGGGGGCGTACTCGATTATTCCAGTGCAGGGATACGTCAAAGATTCCGCAGATCAATTGCGCGCCGCAACGAAAGCCCTAGGTGATATGCCTGTAAGCAAGCAGGACAAGAGCGATAACCTCACTGCATTTTCAGGACTCGCTGGCGCAGCCGACAGGCTGCCATTTTTCACTGGGCAGGGAGCTCTTTCACTTGCAGTCATCTCAGCCAAAGCCCGAGCCTTTTTAGGTCGCTCTGACAGTGCTGGTATGCGTTCTGAAATAGGAGTTGACGTAACCATGGCGTCTGCCGTTTTAGACCCGCAATCAGCGGGCGGCTTGATGTCGGCGACTACGGTAAGCGGATTTACCGTGTTCAAGTACGTCAATGGGCAGATGATTGTGCAAGGGCCCATCCCGACAACTCCGTCTATTCCGGCAAGCTCTACATTCACAATCAGCGTTGCAATACCAGTAACGTTTCCAGTTGGCGCAGTTACTCCGCGGGCTACTCTTTACCCATCTGTAGGTAATGACTTTGCCATACGGAACGAGCAGGCCCCCGGGTCGACAGCATTTGTGTTTGGGGCGAACGGTGCCTCGGCACAAAGTTTCTCAGGAAATATCATGCTGGTCGGAAGGTGGAAATAATGAAGATCACTCTGCTGGCTCATCTTTCCGACTGGCCTCTTGAGGCTTCTGTCTCCGGCGATGTAATCACCATCAACGGCGAAGAGATTGATCTTTCGGGCATCCCTGATGGGTTTAGACTTCCCGGCGACGCGGTAGGTAATAAATTTTTCGAGGGGCCTTGGTTCGTTGAAAGAATCGGTAAGACCTTGCACTTCACACTCCGTCTTCCAGTTCAAAATGACTCCCCCGAGGAATACCGGAATCCAATAGAGCCGATCGTTCTGGACGTGCAGAGTGGACCGGTTCAGTTCCCAGACACATTGCCTACCAAAGTACTGGTTCGCGAAGTGATCAAGTCATCCGAGCAATTGGAGGTGCCTGAAGATGGTGGATCTATCGAAGCTTGAGCCGATCAAAACCGCGCAGGACGAAGCTGATCGAATCAGCCTGGATCAGGCGCGCGCGTACCTGAAAGAAACCAACTGGCATGCCTTCGCCTTACTTGAAGATGGCACGCCGATACCCGACGACATTAAGCAGGCACGGGCCAATGCCAGGGAAACTATAAATCGTCTCGGGCCACCGACATCGGCTTGACCCGCAAGAACACCGACACCGCCTAGAGCGGTTTTTTTTCGTCTGGAGAAAAGCATGCCGATCAATGAGCAGCAGTTGCTGCAGATCCTCCCGAACGCCGGCCACCAAGCCGGCGTTTTTGTTCCTGCCCTGAACACGGCCATGAACCGCTATGGCATCGTGGGCACCGCGCGAGCTGCTGCATTCATCGCCCAGGTTGGGCACGAATCCGGCCAACTGCGCTACGTGCGCGAGATTTGGGGGCCCACTGCGCAGCAACTCACTTACGAAGGCCGTGCCGATCTGGGAAACAACGTCAAGGGTGACGGCTCGAAGTACCGTGGGCGCGGACTGATCCAGATCACCGGGCGGGCGAATTACGCTGCCTGCGGCGAGGCACTGGGCCTGGACCTCATCAGCAACCCGGAATTGCTCGAGCTGCCCCGGCACGCGGCGATGTCTGCGGCCTGGTTCTGGTCCACCAAGGGGCTGAACACGCTGGCGGATCAGGGGGAGTTCACGAAGATCACCCGCCGCATTAATGGTGGTCTCAACGGCCTGGAAGATCGCTTGCAGTTGTGGGAGCGCGCGAAAAAGGTGCTGGCATGACGCCGGTACAGAAGCTGGCCGGTTTGGTGGTGCTGATCCTGGTGCTGATGGCGACCGCCGCCGGCGTCACCTGGCAGGTGCAGGACTGGCGGATGGGCGAGAAGCTTTCCGAGCAGGCCGGCCTGCACAAGGACGACCTGGCGGCGATCAGCAGTGCCGCCGCCGCCCAGACCAGAACTGAGCAGGACAAGCGCCTGGCCGCAGAACAGAGAGCGGCCGCCGCAGACCAACAACACTCCCTGGAGCTTTCCAATGAACAACGCAAGCAAGCTGCTCTGCGCGATCGCCTCGCCACTGCTGATGTACGGCTGTCAGTCCTTCTCGACGCCACGGATTCAGCCAGTGACTGCAACGTGCCTACCACCCCCGGCGCCGTCGGCGTGGTTCATGCAGCCCGTCGAGCCCAACTTGACCCAGCGCATGCTCAACGAATTATCGCCATCACCGACGCCGGCGACCAAGGACTGATCGCGTTGAGGGCTTGCCAGTCGTACGTCAGAACCATTAGGCCCTGATCAACACTCCAGATCGCAAAATTAACACGACCCAAAATGAATACTCACCTTGCAAAGGATTGCAAAAATGACAAACCCAATCGTTCCATGGATGGGTGGCAAGCGCCGCCTGGCCGACCGTCTGATTCCTCTATTCCCTCCGCATGAATGCTATGTTGAGGTTTTCGCTGGCGGCGCGGCGCTCTACTTCATGCGGCCCCAGGCTGCACCAGTTGAAGTCCTCAACGATATCAATGGCGACCTGGTGACGTTGTATCGGGTGGTGCAAAACCACCTGGAGGAATTCGTGCGCCAGTTCAAATGGGCGCTCAGTTCCAGGCAGGTATTTGAGTGGCAGAAGATGACTCGGCCGGAAACTCTTACCGATATTCAGCGGGCAGCGCGATTTTTCTACCTGCAGCACCATGCCTTTGCCGGGAAGGTCAGCGGCCAGACTTTCGGCACAGCCACAACGGGGCCGGCTATCAATCTGTTGCGGATTGAAGAGAACCTTTCCGCAGCCTGGCAGCGCCTTTCTGGAACCTATGTCGAAAACTTGGGATGGCTTGAATGCGCTGAGCGCTACGACCGCCCCCACACTTTCCACTATATGGACCCTCCGTACTGGCAGACCGCGGGCTACGGGGTGGACTTTCCGTTCGAAAACTATGAGCGGATGGCCGACTTCATGCGCCGCTGCAAAGGCAAGGTCATGGTGAGTATCAACGACCACCCTGATATCCGGCGGGTATTTGAGGGGTTTCACTTTGAAACGCTGGACATCCGCTACAGCACCACCAATCAGCGCCAGGGAAAAGCCGAGATCAGCGGCGAGCTTGTGATCATGAATTGGAAACCCTCTGACCTCGGTGGGCTGTTTTAGGGTACAGGCTGTATCAGGTGGGGCCCCTTGTTCCGGACGTTACCCACGGCCGTATCGACCTTGAACCATTCGAAGGCCTCGGCTGGCTCGCCCTGGTGCAGCACCATCTGCTCGGCGCGCTCCTTGGGCGTGGTCGGGTCCAACCATTCCAGGGCTAGATCGGGTGTAAGCACCACGGGCCGCCGATCGTGGATGTCCACCATGCCGCCGGCGCTGTCGGCGGTAATGATGACGAAGCCGTCATGCTCACCTGGGCCTTCATCAGCATCCGGTAGCTGACCGATTGCGGCACAGAATATAGGTGCACCATCCCGCCGGCGTATCAGGTAAGGCTGCTTTTTGGCCCCGCCTTCATCCACCCATTCAAACCAATTATCGATTGGCGTGATCGCCCGGTGCGGCCAGATAGCCCGGAAGAACGGGCCGTGGGCGACTTTCTCCACGCGTGCATTAATTGGTGCCGCGCGATCTTTCGCCCAGTGCGGTCGCCAACCCCAGCGAACGGGATCCGCATGGAGCATGTCCCCCTGCATGTGCAGCAGCGCAACTGCGGTTGTCGGTGCAACGTTGTAGCGCTCAATTGGCTGATCTCCCACGGAGTTAGCCAGGGCATTGGGCATGCTCAGAGCCGCAACAAAATCGTGGATTCCTCGATACTGTGAAAGCCTTCCACACATGATCTTCCCTCCCGCCGTCATTTCAGCCTAGCTTGCGCTGGAGGATTGAGCTTGACGAATCTCGCCCAGCAATCGTTGATTTTCCCTGAGCAGGTGGTCTCGCTGGCTGGTAATGAGATCGATGGGGCGAAAGCTTCCGTTGTCAGAAGGCTCATTGCTCATCGCCGCAATTTGATCAAGGGCCCTTCTTAGCGCAGCCTCCGCCGAAGCCTTGCCAGTGGCGAGCAGGTCATTCATCTGCACCAAGCCGGCCACATTGGCCCGGGCCTTTCGCAGCATCGCCTCGGTTTGGATGAGCTCGTCCTCGAGCAGGGCGCACTGGTGTTGGTACATTTCCAGGGGCGTGGGGCAGCCAAGCCACTCAGAGGTGTCTTCGTCAATGTTCATGGTGGGTAAACTCAAATACTGTATGCGCATACAGTAATCGAGGCTCTACAGATTTGGGAGTGGTGTTCGTCGGCAGGACGCCGGGGAGGGGGCGTGACTTTTGCGTGACACTCTCACGCACTTGTAAGCTCTTGTGGGCAGTCGGTTGCAGCGAGCGCCAATAAAAACAGCTACTTAACAAGGTCTTACAGAGGTACTGCGTGCATGGGGTGCTAGGGGTCGAGTGTTCGAATCACTCCGTCCCGACCATTATTCCTGAGTAAAATCAGACACTTAAGCCGATCAGATAGATCGGCTTTTTTGTGCCCGCGCGAAACTGCCTGGTGATGTCGCTGGTATTCGGCTCAAGGGCTGTGTTCTGCTCAGTCGGGTTGCCACCTTCAGCTCTGGCAATTGCTCTGAAAATTTCCAACCGATTCATGTCTTTTTGTCGTCGGCCAGCGGGGCAGTCGGTTGGGCTTTCTCTTCGAATCAGCCTTGTCCCTTCAAGCCCTCAGGCGTTGGACAACTGAAACCGATAGCCCACGCCGTACAATGACTCGATGGGTGTTTCCCCTGGGCACGCCTGCTCCAGCTTGCGCCGTAGGTTGCGGATATGACTGTCTACCGTACGGTCGGTGACCACGCGGTGGTCGGAGTAGAGCTTGTCGAGCAGTTGGTCGCGGGAAAATACCCGGCCGGCGGAGCGTGCAAAAGTGCTCAGCAGGCGTAACTCCAGAGGCGTGAGGTCCAAAGCGACGCCGTCGAGTGATGCGCGGTACTGGGCTTCGTCGATCAGCAGTCGCGGTGGGGTGTTGCTCAGCAATTGGGGGCCACGGCGCAGGATGGCCTTGACCCTGGCAACTACCTCCCGGGGGCTGAAGGGCTTGCAGATGTAGTCGTCGGCGCCCAGGTCCAGGCCCAGCAGGCGGTCCACTTCTTCGACGCGGGCGGTGATCATGATCACCGGTATTGCGCTGAAACCGCGCAGCTCCCGGCACACTTGCATGCCGTCGCGCCCTGGCAGCATCAGGTCGAGCAAAATCAGGCGAGGGGGGCGGGCGCGCACGGTCGGTACCACCTGAAGGCCATTGTCCAGGCACAGGGTCGGGTAGCCCGCTGCGGCCAAGTAATCCTGCAGCAATGCGGCCAGTTTCGGTTCGTCTTCAACGATCAGGATCGGGCGTTCTTCGCTCATGGGTCAGGTATTCCGTGGGAGGCGCAGGCTCAGCCAAAGGCCACCGAGGGGGGAGTGAGCGGCGCTGAGGCTGCCGCCGTGGGCGAGGGCGATGCTGTGGCAGATCGCGAGCCCCAGGCCGGCCCCGCCACTGGCACGGTTGCGCGAGGATTCGCCGCGATAGAAGCGCTCGAACAGGCGCGGCAATTGCTCGGCCGACACACCAGGGCCGGAGTCGAGGATGTCGATGCATACGTCAGCGCGATCCAGGGCGACGCGGATACGTATTAGCCCATTCGGGTCGGTGTAGCGCACCGCATTTTCCAACAGATTGGAGAACAGTTGCTGCAAGCGACCGGCATCGGCCAACAGTTCCACGGGCGGTGCTGGCAAATCCAGTTCGAGGCGCAGGTGGCGCGCGTTCAAGCGCTCCTGGAACATCGACACACTGGCGCGCAGCAGTGGCTCCAGTGCGCAGGCGCTCTTGCGGTAGGTCAGCGCCCCAACATCCGCCAGGGACAGTTCATACAGGTCATCCACCAGCTTGCTGAGCATGCTCACTTCGCCCTGCAAGGACTGCATCGAGCCTGGGTCGAGGGTGCGTACGCCATCCTCGATAGCCTCCAGCTCGCCGCGCAAGACCGACAGCGGGGTACGCAGTTCGTGGGACACATCGGCCATGAATTCGCGGCGCATCTGCTCATTGCGCTCCAGGGTGTAGGCGAGTTGGTTGAAGTCACGGGCCAATTGGCCGACTTCGTCATTGGAACTCACTGCCACCCGGCTGCTGAAGTCGCCGCTGGCCAGGCGATGTGTTGCCGCAGCCACCCGCTTGACTGGCTCCAGCAGCGTGCGGGCGATCCACCAGGCAATCAGCATCGCCAGCAGCAGTG